ATCCTGTGCCGACCAAACGCCACTCTCCTGCTGGAATGGTTACTTGTTCTACTGCGACCAGATCACATCCAGCGGAGCCGGCTGTTTGATAACGAGGTTTGAGGGGTGCAACGTAATTTACCCAAGGTTCCATTCTACTCATCTGAATCTACCTCGTCATTCTTATCAGGTTCAGCAACGTTTGAGGAATTAGTGTATGCTGCATCGATTGCAGTCATGATGTACTTCCTGTATTTTTCATCCTTCATAAGTTCTCCAAATTCAGCTTTGTAGAACTTCTTCTCAGCGAGGACAACACCATCCTTCTCGTCGTTGACCATAAGCTCCTTCCAGGCTCCTTCACCGCTGATGTTGACCTTGATTCCATCCCGAACAACGCCACCATTCTCCTTGCAGAAACTACGGACGGTATCAAAGATGTATTCGTCTTCCACGATTCCCTTTCCAAAGATGATGTCAAATTCACACTTCTTGAATGGAGGTGCGACCTTATTCTTCTTCACGGTTGCAATGACGTGAATGCCGATGACATTGCCGGCCTTATCCTTGACGGGATTACCGCTGGTCAATGAAACTCGAATAGATGAGTGGAATGGGATTGCCTTTCCTCCTGGTGTAACAGTCGGATCCCCATACATCACGCCAATCTTTTCACGAATCTGATTGTTGCAGATTAGCGTTACGTTGTTCTGACCGATGACTCCAGTTATCTTGCGCATACCCTTCGATATGACGCGTGCTTGAAGACCGATTGTGTTATCTTCGTATTCGCCCTCCAGTTCGGCTTTTGGAGATGTCGCGGCGACTGAATCCCAAACGACCACGACGGGTACGTTCTTTTCAAGAACTTGTTTTGCCTTGAGAATGGTAGATTCGATGATCGCGAAAACTTCTTCAGTACAGTGAGAATCGCAATACACGAATCTCTTCTTTATGTCTATGCCCATCGTGGCAAGCTTCTGTACGGGTGTGGCATTTTCGGTATCGATGTATACGACAAGACCACCCATGCGTTGTGCAACTGCCGCCGCGTGATATGCGAGGTGAGATTTGCCGCTAGAAGGTGGACCGCTGATTTCAATGATTCGACCTTCAGGATAACCGCCGTCCGCTGAATTCTTGATAGCATAGTTGAGTTGAATAGATCCTGTATCGATCCAACGTTTCACTATTGTAGGAGCATCCATCTCAGATAAGTTGAATGCCACTCGAGTTCCAAATTCTTTGTTGATGGAGGATATCAAGTCCTTCATCATATCGTCGACGTCGTTCTTCTTCGAAGGCTTGGTCTCCGAAGTTTGCTCTTCAAGCGATGACTTTTCTTTCTTTGCCATGAATCCTCCATTAGAAAAGAATCGGGCGAGGTGGTTGGCCTCGCCCAATATCGATTGTTAGACTATCACTCGTCGCCCATCAAGTCGGCGAATGCATCATCGAGAGATTGCTTCTTGGTTGTCTCTTGCTTCTTCTGCGGTTTCTTTTCGACTTGTGGAGTCGCCTTGACCTCAGAAACAAGGTTGTCAAGTTCATCAGCCGGAGCAGCCCCGCGACTCACGCCACCTTCCTGTGAAGGTTCGGAAGAGCCACCGTTCAACCAGTTGTTCAAGACAGTTTCTATCTCTTGGGTGGACTTGAGACGATACATGTCATCGAGATTAGGAATGGATCCAAGCCATTTTTGAGCAACCGCAGAATCATCATGCAATTTTGAAGGTCTGCGAGCCGGATCGACCATCGTATCATTGAATTGCTTGCCTTGCGCCTTCGAGATAGTGACCTTGAGGTCGAAGCCTTCTGTCGGAGAAAGGATGTCGCCTACGTCCTCATCGAGGAAGAATCCAAGCATACGCTGATAGACAATCTTACCGAAAGCCCAGACCTGAACGCCTTTATCTTCCTCTCCACGAACAATGACTGGAGCATAACATCGCATCTTTGGTTGAAGCTTCTTCGCGAGGAGTCTGTCATCAGACTTGCCGCTGCTATACAGTTTACGAATCAAATCATTGATCGGATCTGGTTTGCCGAATTGATTCGGCGCCAAGATACCAGCATTTTCTCCGATATAATAGAACCATCTTTCCATGAATGGTTGGCCATCTTGAGTGGTGGGCCATGGTAAACAACGAATCTTATATTCTCCAAGACCAGGCTTCCACATCTGGATGGAAGACGTCTTCTTCACGCCACTCAACTCCGCCACACGACGCTTAATTGCTTCTAGGTCAATTGCCATTTCCGTTTCCTCTTCCTTTTTGCTCGAGGAGGACCGCGACAGACGAGGCACCATGCTTCGACGTTCGCTGCTCCTACGAAACTTCACCCTATCATCCGTTTCCGTTATTGTTCACTCGACAGGAAAAATATTTTTTCAATCATTTCCAGCGAATAAACTCTTTCTTTTTACCTTTGAATTTTTTCCCAGGCTTGACGGGCTTTTCACCTGCGGCCATCGCTGGAGCTCCTAATGGAGCAGTATATCCAGCGATATTTGCAGCTAAGCTTACTTCTTCGACCTCATCGGATGTTTCTTCACTCTGGCTTTTGGAGTCAGAGTTTTTGCCATCTTTAGGAAGAAGTTGTTGGGCGACACTGGCGCCCCTCGTCTCCTCGAGGACTTCAAGGATATATCTCTTCAAGAGATCTTGCATGCAATAAATACGAATGAGCCCTAGATGATTGCCTGCTTATTTTTCTCTAGCTTTTTCTGCAATTTCATGTTCCAAATCATGTTACTGTAGGTGACGCTAGACGGGATGATGTCTTTTCTGATTTGAACTCTCGGTACGCCATTGAATAATTGAGGTATATCGGTACGCACATAACCCGCCGGCTTGAATCTAGCTTCGAACTCCCTGGAAGCGTTCTTGCCAGAAAGAACCTTGCCGTCAAAGGTGTAATTCTTGAAGTGTCCCGAGACAAGAGGTAGATTAAATCTGCTAACGTGGAGGATAGCTTTGGGTTGATGCTTTTTCAACAAGCCCTCGACGAATGACCACGGTTCTCTAATGTGTTCAAAAATCTCATAAAATAGATAAAAATCGGCCTTGGGTTGAGACGAGTTGAGATGCATACTAAGATTAGATGGCGAGCCAAATTCTTTGTGAAACCTCTTCGCCAGAGCTACTTGCGTCTTGTTAGACGCGTTATTGTGATAGATGACCTTCGCATCTATTCCTGCCGCGGTGAGCTGTTGGGCGAGATAGATGGAGCTGAGTCCGACCCCCGCGAAATAATCGACGAAAGTCCAACCATCCCCGAATCCAGGAATCTGCTTGCGAATATCGAGGATTCCTGCGACAGTCGACCTGACGCTGCCTTTCGTCCAGTGAGTATAACACTTACATATGTCAAGCGCATATTCAGGACTAGTATAAAGCTTCTCTTCGTCGTCAGGCGTCTGTGCTGACGATACCCACTGCTCATTGAGATTCTTGTGGATGAACCAATCTTCGTCATTGGAAGTGTCGACAGCTCGTGAGAACCAGTCTTCCTTAGTAAGATCAAGTATTTCACCAGCAATACTCAAAACATGTTTTAAGACTTTTGCCCGACTGTCATTCAATGTGATCATCAGATTTTACCTCGTTGTTTAGAAGAATTCACCAACCCGAATTGGTCTTTTCCTGCATCGTCGAAATATAATCGGCAGTCATCACTGCATACACGAGCGGATTGATCTTAAGACAATATGATTTGTTCTCATCTAACACGAATCCATCGTTGAGCAAGATAGCCAAATACTCGTCCGTATTCAATCGCAATCCAAACTGTTGACAAAGGTGTACACTCCTCTGTGGAGTAGACATGTACTGCATCTCTTTGTTATGCTTGTACATCTCTCCTAACTTTTCCCTGTGCCAATCGGAATCCTGTGGAACGTAGTAATCAGTGATGGACCGATCATCATTGGCCAGACCGACCTTGCCGATGTCATGAAGCAAGCAACTCACAATGAGAGATTCCTTAGAAATGTTCCACCCGTATGCCTTCACCAACTTCAAGGCATTGGATAACACGCGAAGTGAATGTTCGACCAATCCTCCTGGATAGGCCGCATGATAATCTTTTCTCGATGAAGCCGGGCATAAAGCCAGCTGTTCACCGAGAGCATCCACCATGGCAACTGCGGCCTCGGATCGATCTCCAAGCTTCTCCATGAAAGAACGATACTTTTCGAAATTTGCGGCAATATCTTCGGGGCTTAAGGTCATGACAATGACCCTAAAATATAGCCCCTAAAATGTTCAAAGGGAACCGAAGTTCCCTTTGAAATAATTAGTCGGTATTTTAATCCTTCAAATTACCGAAGG